TAAGGTCGGAATAGTTTTTTATCGGGACAACCAACTATACTCAGCTGCATTTGGGTTTCTCCTTAGTAAATTGACCCAATACAACACTATTTATGACCTTACTTCATTTCACCTGGTGAAACGACTTCAACTTCAATACCACATTTCTCAAGAAAATCAATACCTTGTGTATCTCGGTATGAGTTTCGGTAATAAACTTTTTTTACTCCAACGGTATATACTTGTTTGGCACAATCTATACAAGGAGCATGGGTCAGGAACATCGTGGAACCATCTCCAGACTCACTACTTTTGGCCAGCTTGGCGATGGCATTGGCCTCTGCATGAATCACCTCAGGTTTGGTTTTAGATTTAAACCAGTCTCCTTTATCAGTTTTGGTATATCCTAAACCAACCATGTCGGTACCTAGAACATCATCACCCAAAACAAAAAAGGTATTTTCACACTCATTTGTCCAACCGGAAGGCATACCATTGTAACCAATACTGATAATTCGGTCATCTTTTACCACGATGGCGCCTACTTGAAGTCTTTTGGCTGATGATAGTTTTGCAAATCTTTCAGCCACATCCATGTAGGCAAGAATAAACTTATTCTTCATTATAAAACGTAATAATCTTCTTTACCTACACCACATTCAGGACATTGAAAGTCCTCAGATAATTCTTCCCATTTACCTTCTGTAGATTCATCGTGTACATGGCCACAAACTACACAAATATGTTGTTCTTTTTCCATTATAGATTCTCCAATTTTTGTTTATAAGCTTCTGCATGACGTTTTTCTACTTTAGCCAAAGCAGCAAAACGTTTTTCAGCTTTTGCTAACATTTTTTTAAATTGTTCAGCGTGTTCTTGTGATTCTGCAATTTGTTCATCCATTTCTTCAGCAGCAAGTTGGTTACCTTCTTCAATCGCTTGTTGTTTCATTTCAGGATACATTTCGGTGTATTCGTAAGTTTCACCTTCAATTGCTTGTTCTAAACATTCTTTAGTGGATGGTTTACCAACCAATAATTCCAAATGTCCCCATGCGTGTTTGATTTCTTGGCCAGCAGTTTCTTCAAAGTGTTTTGCTACTTCTTCAAAACCTTCTTCACGAGCAATCTTGGCAAAATAACGATACTTAATGTGTGCGGTAGATTCTCCCGCTAAAGCACCTTGTAAATTTTGTATTGTTGTAAACATAAATTCTCCATAAAAAGTTAATCGTATAATTATCTATATGTAAAAAATTAAAAAATTAGTTATTTAATATATGATATATTCTAATGATTGTTATTGATAAAATCGATTACCATTGGCCATCATCAAACCATACACGAATAGTGATAGGCAACAACTCCAAAATGAAAGCATCTTGTTCCCAAACTTCTTGATTACGATACATTTGGCAGGCAATTCTCCAATGAAATGGATTTAACTTAATGATGATATTACAACCAGAATATTTTAACCAGTTCATGATATTTTTAAAAAGTGTTTTGCAAGTTTATCTTTTAACATAGAAGGCATATCAACATAAGGCCACTCCAAATGAAAAGGACATGGAACACCACCCCATTTATATTCACTTAAAAAAGTTTTCACAATTTTAATATCATCTTTATTACTAGGATCAAACTGACGTTTTTGGTACATACCAAACATTTCCAAACGATTACTCATTTCACAAACTCCAAATTTTCTTTACGCATATAAAAAGTCTGTTGTAGTTTTGATCCATCAGGACGAATACGCACAACAGGAATGAAAGTAACACCGTCAATCTCTTTGGTTTCCCAATTTGACCAGGTGTAATAGATTTCGGAGTTCGTTTTGGAACGAACTTTTTTTATAATGGCTTTTCCGCCAGTATAACCGGGTCTTAGATTTTTTTTCATGATATAATTATAACTCAAAGAAAGGGACCAGTCAAGGCCCCTTATATTATTTACCGTTTGGGTAGTTCAACTGTTCCCATTCTTCATCTGTAACAGGCCACCAGTTCATTTTTTACCCGAACCAGTATTTACAAATGCATACATCTTTTCTGCGGCAGATAGTACCTCATCAAGACCTGGGAATGTTGGCATACCAACTGTGGTAACGATTTGACCAGTTTTTTCATCACGTTTAGCACTCATTTCCCAACCGGCAAACTTAGAGTGATATTCCTCGGTAATAAGACCTCTGGCCATATCGAGGACTTCTGTACGGATTTCATAACCGTTTTTGTTGAATTTAACTTCTGGAAGTTGCGGTTTGATATCTTTCATCATTTTATTTCCTTTGTGTGTGTGTGTTTAAAATGTGACACCTACGGCATCACAAGTATATTTATAACATATTTCTACTACTTTGTCAATAAGCCCCTGTTTTTTTACCAATATTGTATTTCGGGGTTAGTTCCCAATCGTCCTTTTCCTTGTGGGAAAGTATCTTAATCTGCGATAGGAAGATAGGAGGCGGTTCCTCAATTTGTTTAATGTTTACCACTTTTACTAAGCCCCAATCTTGTAATAACTTCACAATAGCATTCCTACGAGATAAATCGTTTTCGGAGATGTCCGTTGGTTTTCCATCCAAAGCAAATAATTCTTTAAAGTGGACAATTGCGTAATGTCCACGTTTATGTAAAATATGACATGATTGGTACAGTATTCTGTCTTTTTTGGATGCCACTCCAATACGGGTAAGAGTTTCACGAACCTTTAAAAAATCATCTTTTTCATCGATTGTCACTTCAACACCATGACCTAAAAAAATATCAAATTCACTCATTTTTTATCCTTATTATTTTTGTGAAATATTCTTTTGTTCAAATTATTTTTCCATGGCAACATTTGTAGATTATTTTTAGAAGCACAATCTTCAACGGATACACCAGAACAAAAACATTCCGAAACACCTTTTATGTGGTCTAATTGATAGCCACCATCAGCACCACATAAAGTCCTTGGGAACTTTTCAGGATTGATTTCATTACTATATTTAGAATATTCCATTTCTGTCAAATAACGGACTTTCCTACAATATTTTTTATACTCATTGGTATTGTAGTTTCGTTTAATATTGAATTTTTTCAACCATCGATTCAATGAAGATATAGTTTTAATCTGTAAGTCTTGAATGATATCTCGGTTACTATAACCCTTATCGATCATTTCTTGTAACTTTTCTTCTTTCAAATCATATTTTCTATTATTACCACCACCTTGTGTTCGCCTCATTAATCCAAAATGGTCTATCCATTTTCTAACTCTTAATTTATTACAACCATAATAATCGCCTAATTCTTGTTGGCTCAAGGTTTCATAAAGTTTAGAAAATTCTTCTTTGTCTGGATATTGATTATATTTAATTTTGTTCGTCATATTTGAGCCTTTAAAGTATACCTATATTTATAATAATTATACTTTATAAAGAACTATTTTTTAACTCCACCCTTCTCTACCTTATTCTTTATTTCCTCCAGTTGTTCAATAGTAAGAATACGAAGTGATTCTTTAGCTTTTTCGTTGGAAAAACCAAAATAAACTTTTACACATTCCAAATCTTTATTAGAATCTATTTTTTGCCATGGCTGAAATTTTCTTTTCATTGACCGAATCGTACCAAGAAGATACTGGTATTGCATATCCGGATCTAATGAGGAGTTGATGTTCAATTCATTCACATAAAGCACGCAATCCATGTGATAGGACAAGGCTCGGTTGATTATGAAAGGCTTGTATTCCTTATAATCAATCTCGTCACGGAAGACAGATTTTTTAGTTTGTAGTATAGATGGCAGAATTTCTTTAAATAAATCTGGCATCTTAGAACTCCGAAACAGTATATTTTTGAAGCTCTCTGATTTCTTCATCCGTGATTTTTTTAACTGGTCGTAAAGCAAGTTGTTCTCGGTCTATCAACAACATAACTCTACCATCTTTTGTAGTATAATTTCTGGTTACAAATTCAGACGGATTAACTTCAAAAATCCAACCACCCCACTTATCTTTATTTCTCAAAGGAGGTACTGAAACAAAATAAACAATATCAACCGAGCGACATTTTCGTAGTTGATTTGGTTTAAAAGTAAAAGCATTCTGCATAACAAAAGGAACTTGAGTTTTCACTTCTACCTTTTTATCTTCAACCAGTAAATCTTTTTCAGAATCAAATTTATCAATGGATGACTTAACACGATAACCGGCTTCACTTAACATATTGATGACTATTTTTTCGCCAGCTAATCCTAGCTCATTCATCATTTCTTCTTTGGTCATCTTTTTCATTTGAACTCACAATCTACCATGATTTCGGTTAAACAAGCAATCATATTAATTTCATGGTCAGCAACGAAAGCGGATTGATATTGATACTTAGCTAAATGAAGAACCAATTGTGGTACTGAATTTGGTTTTAATGATTCATAAAGAGTATCATAAAGTTTACGATAAATCTTGGCTGGGTCATTATCTAGATTATTAGAAACCCATTTACGAGTTGATGCAAAGTCTTTTGATTTTAAGGATGTAACCAAAGCGCCAAGTTGTACATCAGCAATATTGGTAAGAATACCTTTATCGATAACTCCAGAAACGGCATATCTCTGCAATTCATTAAGAACTCTACGATTGTCTGGAAAGTGTTTGGTGATAACTGCCGCAACGACCTCTTTATCATACTTTACTCCTTCTTGTTCGAGAATCCATTCAACACGTTTAAAGAAAGCCGCAGCCATCTTTTGTTTAGAACCATTAATCTTAAAGTCAATAACTGAACACCGAGAATGAATCGGATCAATGATACGATTTTTAAAATTACATGTAAAGATAAATGAACAGTTTGAGGAGAACTCCTCGATGGCACCACGCAACGCTGGTTGAGTTGAATTAGGATTTAGATAGTCTGCTTCGTCAATGATAACAACTTTGCGGCCACCAGCGAGTGAAACCGATGAGGCATAGTTCTTAATTTTATTACGAAGAACATCAATACCAGACTCATCAGAACCATTAATAACAATGTAATCACAACCAACTTCTTGACAGAGAGCTTTTGCGATTGTAGTTTTACCAACGCCGGCACTACCCGAAAGTAAAAGGTTTGGTATTTCTTTTCTAGAGACATAATCCATAAATGTGGATTTGATTGCATCCGGTAGGATACAATCTTCCACTTTGCTTGGTCGATACCTTTCGACCCACAATAAATGTTCCATCACAAACTCCCATAATATATTAAACTACTTATTTTACTTCCGTAATACCTTCAAATAATGCTTCAAATTCTTTGAACTCATCAACCTCAGTTTGTAAAGATTGATTGAATTGAACTTTAGCCATTCTTTTAATAATCTTTTTAGGAATTTTTAGATTATCAAAAGTAACATCAACGATTTCTTTGACTTGCTTTTGCTTCATCTGAATACTCATTTGGTGTTCATTGATTTCGTTAATTGCACCTTTAAGTTGTTTCAGTTGTTTATCATCAAAGGTTCCGTAAAGTGTTTGAACTACTGGCATTATTTTGCTGCCTGTAATTGACCAACAACCTCAACATACGATTCTTCAGCAACTAAGTTGCCGTTTACTAAACCGATAATTGTACGACCAGCATGTTCACCTTCAACGGCTTCAAATACTGCCACAACAAACTCAGGGTTAACAGCAATACTATTTTTAGTAACTGCATCTGTAAAAGTTAACATCATTTTTTATTCTCCAATTTTAGTTTCTTTAGCCTCAAATGCAATCCAGTATTGAATATCATCTTTGGTATTTTTAAAATGTCCGATGCCTTTGAATGAAATCTTGACATCATACGATCCAGAAATTAACTTAATATTTTCTGTTTTGAATACAATGGAATATTTTTTTCCATTACCTTCACCAACTTCAACGGTGTTTGTGTGTGCTGCATTATTGCTAGCATCAAACGAAACAATGCTAATAGTTTCACCATCAGAATTAACAGCAATATGAGGTGAAGATAAGATGCTTGATGCTTTCATAATTGCATCATAATCTTCAGCAGTTAAAGTAAATTCACAATCAACTGATGGAAGTGTGATTTCTTTTTCTGGTGGAGTAACAATCATTTCTTTAGCCGTCATACGATAATTACTTGAACGCTTACCGTTCTTGAAGATTACATCAGAATCGGTAAAATCAATTTCAGAATCTTTATAAAGACCATGTACAGACAAAAACTCATTCAAATCATAGATGCAAAATTCTTTTGGAAAATCATCTTTTAATTGAGCTTGTGCCAATACAGTCTTACTAGA